CCTCTCGGTTGGTACCGAAGAACACTCCAGCGATATCGGCGTTGGCCAAAGCCTCTTTGTTATTTTGTGAAGTCAGATTTATTACCTGGGTGCCATCAACTTTGACTTCTATAATCCCAACAGTACCACTTACAACAGCACGAAGTTCAATCCAGTGCCACGTACCAGTCGACAAGACACTAGCAGAGGAAGAACCTAGTTCAGTTCTACCACCATTGTAGGTATACTCGTCACTCCGCGTGACCGTAAGTGACTCATCACTATTATCTGTTTCCAACCGGAAATTGAAGATGCCGTTGCTGGACATGAAGTTGGCAATGTAGTGAGGGTCGCTACCTGCAGTGTCAGCATAGTAAAATGAAAAGCCCAGGTAGAACTCGTCAGTGGTTACGGTTGTACCAGTGACCCTGTCCAAGAACATCTTGCCGAAGCCCATGGCGCTATTGGCACCAACACCCTTAATACACCCACCACCGAAGCGGCCATCACTAGTGCCTATGGTTATCTCTCCAGGGTTTACAAAGTCCCACTTGGTGAGGATGTCGTTGTCGGCGGAATAGTCGTCGCAACCATCCATGAATATCAGTGCCATTGTTCGTTCCTCAAGTTACAATAATGGGGTGACGTTGTATAGGGACCGAAGCATCGGCCACAGAACTCAACACCTCTGCAAATGCCTGCGTCACACGTAGGTTGCCAGGACTGGTCAGGGTATGGGTATAAAAGACGCGCATACCCACACCTTGTATACCGGCGTCACGACTACCACCTTGTGGTTGGCTCTTCATAACGAAGCCAAAGTCCGTGGAGACTACATCTGTCCGAGTGGGAGTGCTGCCCCACAGGTCAGCTGCTCCGCCGAGTATGCGTGTCTGCAGTGGTTTATTATCAACGCCGGAGGTGAAATTACTGTTCGTGCTGAGAGTGGCCGCACTTGCACCCCAGGCCAGCTTTATCTCAACATCTTCCATGTTGGCCCACTCAAGGTCCATATCGTTGGACAGGTAGACTTCAATGCCATCTATGGTGGCGGCTGCCGGTATATCAAAGCCGAAGTTCTTGAACCGGAGATATTCACTCTCGGAAAAGCCGTTTGGATAGTGAGCAACCTCTGTACCATCAAAGGCCCAGTTGGTGGCCAGGGAACCCCAGGCGTCCGTTCCTCCGGCGGGAACGCCAGTGGTTGGTGTGTCTTGGGGTAGTTGTAATTGTGAGCCACCACCAAGTGTGATGGGTGGCTGTACGACTGCTGCCATACTAGGTTCCTCTTGTTCCGGCCAGCGTGAATAATAGATCAGCAGCGGTGGCATCGGCACTTGATGGTGCGATCAATCGCAGTTCGTCACCAGCGGCCATTGTTATGGGTGAAGCGGCAATGAAAGTAGCGACGGTGCCAGAAGCTGCCCAACGCATAGTTCCTACGCTTGAGCCATTCTTTTGTATATCAACATCGGTCTGTGCGGTTGCAGCCACTAGGAGGAGGCCCTCGGAGCCAGTAAGCCCAGAGGGGAACGTAACTGCACGGGTAAACACGAAGCGCAGGAGCGGCTCCGAGGAGCCTGGGACGCCCACAAAGAAACTGCCTATATCGAACGGCGCGGCGCTGCTGTTAGCGGTTAGCACCAAATGGTTGGTAGAACCATCTGCCTTGAACGTACCAACCTCACCAATCGCAAGAGTAATAGTGGTTGAACCAATGATCACTCCAAGCGTGGCTGTGCCACCTGAGTTGTCCACGATGAAGTATCGCGCCACAGCTGGGAAGGTTACAGTGCGAGCCACCGACAGGTTGGTTGCCACGAAGCGCATGTTCCGTTGCATCTCGAGAGTTAATACGGTCACGTTGCCAGACGTAAAGTCCATGTCCAGGTCTTCAGTGAAAGCTGCATCCAGCTCACCGGCCTGGTCGTTGATCGCAGTTTCCTTATTATTGGAAGCCTCTGCGACTTGCGTAATAGTTAGATTATTGGACATTGAGTGTTACCTTTCCGGCGAAACCCCGCCCTGCCTGGGCTGAGATTTGGTAGACGTTTATTGATATCTCGGATGGGACTGCACCGAAATCAGTTACGATATTGGCATTTGAATACTCGTAGTCTGGTGAGGTGAGGCCAGTAATAGCACGAACAACAGCCCCATCGGCACCACCGGACATAAGGTCATCGCCCCAAGAACCACCAGTCACGTTTGCTTTGAGACGGTTTATGTTATCGAACTCACCGTATTTGATTGCGGTAATGTCCACCGTTTTACCTGCGCCTTGTGCAGCCGTAACTCTTGGGTGTTTGGTCATTGCTCCACCATAATGCACACCAGGAATACCAGACCCTTGTTCTAGATTGATGGCATAGATTAGATTGGTAAGGCACTCAGCCTCATCCGCACCAGTCAACACCTCACCGTCCGCGGAGGGTGAAGCCTTCCAAACATATTCCTTACCAGCTATTTCAACAGTCTCGTCAGTGTAGCCACCGGCGAAGGAAGTCGATGTGAACGTTTCGGTAGCCTGGGTTCCTGGGCCATCCATGATATCCAATTCGTATTCTTCTGTGTCTTCGTTCAGGTGGACAGTCCCAGTGGTAGAAACAAGGTCTCCATTGAAACGAGTGCGGCGCTCCCAAGCGAAGTCTATGTTGTTTGAACCATCTTCAATGGCAGTGATTTGCCCAGGAGCGTACGGCATTAGGGTGCGGTGGTTTGACACGATGGTCTTCTTACCTGCACTCTGGTATGATTGGCCCGAGGCAACAAATTTATAGTAGGATGGATTATCCAACTCTTCAAGAGGTAGACCAATCTTGATGATTGTTTGTTCGTCGGACAACTTGATGAATGTCTCAGTACCATCGTAGTCCTCAGTCATGGTATCCGTACCACGGCGTCCTCGAAGGAAGGTGTCAAGTGTATAAGTACCGTCAGCATTTTCCGTTACATTTTGGTAATGAATAACTTCCACACGTCCGTCGATACGAGCAAGCAAGGCACGGTTCTGGCCCTGCGACATTTGGTCGTATGTTACTGAAGCCAACGAACCAACCTGCATTGTAACAGTAAGAGTTGACTCAGTGTCAGTGGCATGTGGGTTTAGGAACGGTGGGTCCGGCATAGGTTCAAGTACAGTTCCCCAGTCGGCCCCAATTGATTGCTGACCAAGGTTGGCATACTGGCCGTTGTCAGGAGAATAATATACACGACATGAATCAAATTGACCGTCGTAGTAACCAGCGGCGAAGCCGTAAGTTATGCCGGAAGTGCGGTCATTACCATCGTAGTCAAACAACAGCGGAGCGTCGATTGCCCAAGCGCGAGCGGCGTTGAAATTGGTTATGACTTGTTGCTTGGTTCCGGCCCCACCATCAGCAGCAACTGTAGATGGGTCGAACTGACCACTTTGTTGTTTGATGCCACGAACTTCCATGGTAAGTCCGTCACCTACATCCATGGACGTGATGCGGTTCTCCAATACCCGACCATCGTCGAAGGTAACAGTGATTACATCTGATGGATCAAGCTCTAGGAACTCCCAGGAGAAGCGATAGTCGTAGGTCATACGCTCTATCCAAGTGGTGTAAAGAAGTATCTCTGCAGTGCGCTTGGCAATGGTAGGGGTCAATACCAGCGGTGGCTTGACTTCCATCGTATTACCGGAGCTCATTGCCGGCTCAGGCAGCAACACCCGCTTAACGGCTTGGGCTGTCACAATATAGTTGTTGGTGTTGTCCATGAAGTTAACCGTGAACCGTTCAGGCAATTCAACTTCTTGCTTCCGGCGCTCTGTATACTTCTGACCTTCAGCCTTTTTCTTCCAAGCCAGGTCACTCTCCGTAAGAGCTTTGGAAACAGCTTGGCCCTGCATCTTAAAGTTTAGTATCCAGTCACTCTCATATGAGTCAAAGAGGAAGATGGATGCGAGTGCTTGGATGGCACCACGGCCTGTACTCTGGTTTGTGACCGCGTAGCCTGGGACGCTTGTTCCATTCAGGTCGTTGGTCTCAATGTCTACAAGCGGTATGTTGCAGCGGATTGCCAGGTCTTCAACAATTGTCTCGAGCGATTGGCCTTGTTGGTCAGCCCTAGAATAATAGGTGCGTCCCATTGGGCCGCTGCCGCCAGAAGGTACAACGTAACCAATAGTGCTGTCACTCTGGCTGTCGTAGGCCATGCCAGCACCTTGAATGCCGGTTGACCAGTGATTGGTATCATCGTTCTGAATTATTTCACCAGTAACAGTATTGAACTTTGTACCCTTCTGGGCGTTTGTGTAGGCGAAGGTAGTGCCCAAGAGGCGACTTTGTGACCAGTTGTGAACACCAGGTTCAACCAGGAGTTCTTCAATGTTCCAATTGATGGCATCCTGTTCGATATTGTAGGATACAAAAGCTGGTAGGCCAGCGCCTGTGGAAGGGAACATGCAAATCAGTATGGCGTCATTGGCTTGGTCATACAACATGCCGCCGAACCCTGTCATGGTGGTCTCACCCGATTTGAACGAGGAAGGTGGGAAAGAAGCGATGGAAGTAATTTCGATGCCACCGAGTATCTCATCAAATGGAGTTAGTTCGTCGGTCTCGCTTTTCGCATTCTTGTCGATAACAATCTTGTAGAGAACCACGTTGTCTGATGACGCACTGGAGTAGGTATTGCCACCAAGCACGTAGGCAACCGCCTCACCCTCTTGATACTTCCCACCAACAACCCCATAGTAAGCGGCCTTGTCTAGTACAGGAACATCGTGTTCGTCATTTGAAAATAAGAACTCAGGAGTGTCACCATCGACGAACTTCAGGATGCCAACCTTTGCGTGGTTACTATCCACGGCGCACAGGAAGTCATGGCGTTCGTTGTCGTCATAGCAAGAAGCAAAGTCCAAGAAGTTTGGCCAGCGCCACCCTTCCTTGGCGAAGCCACCTGGTCCTGAACCGTCACCGAACCAAGCCTTGGGTGCCAAGGTATCTCCATCCAATACAAATAAGCGAGTATCATTACCCAAGCCAGTTCGGAAGCAACAGAAGTCTCCCATCGGGGATACGATTGACACTGAGGACAGCGCATCCAATCCATAGCCGAGCATGGTTTGGTTAGCTATTTCTCGTTCAAGAAGGTTCTGGCCGGTTCGAAGGCTGACCTTGGAGATGAATGTACCATCTGTCACATTGCCATTGTTGGCATAGTATACGAAGCCGCGACCCCAATCAACCGCAGACCATTCAGGGTCGTAGACAGCAGTTGAACCTGCGAAGGTTGTTCCGATTGTTTCAGAGTATGTAGCTGGAGGATTGATGACCAACTCCACCTCTATCTTGGGCGGCGCATTCCCATAGTCAGCCAGCGGGAAGTTGTCAAACATTATGTAGCAGGTGCCACGATAGGCCGGTGTTCCGTCACGACCCAAGGCAGTATCGGCGGCCTCCATCGTTGGGTCTACCAGTTGGGTGGCAGAACCACTATAGAACCGGAAGGTCAAACCATCTTTCTTTACATCTGCACCCACACCGTTGGTGGTCGTCTTATCGAATATCAACTCACCGTTGGCCCATATGCGCAACGCATCGTCGACCACGCCTTCACAGAAGGCCATGGCAAAGCTGGCGAAATAAGAATATTGAGTATCTGTGTTGACGTCAGTATCAGTCTCAGTGACCGTGACAGTTTCCTTTTCACGGATACCATCCGACCAGATCATTTGACCACCCACGCGGATTGTCCCATATAGAATAGGGCGCGGCTGTCCGTAGGCAGATGAGTTAACAGTCAGGCTGCCCAGGCGTGGGCCTTCGGTAATAGAAGTTGTGCGATCTGGTACAGCCGGATCAGGGCTGGGCACCCAGACAAGCGCAATTGAACTCGAACCACCACTAGCTCCACCACCACTAGGATTGTCTGCTCTGTCAGTATTGAACGGCGTAGGCCATACCCATTTACCCATCAGTCATTGTTCTCCACACCTTGTGAGTCAGCATCCGGAACGTACGGCTCAGCTTGGAAGTTTATAACATTAGCAAAGCGAGCAAGGCAAGTCGCTATTCTCTTATCACAACCAGGATAAACATGGACTGGGGTTCCAGGGATAGGTGAAAATGGCATCTCCATAAATACCCTCAAGTATCCGCCTGTCTCGGTCCAGTCGCGTATCTCCAGCGCCACCGCGCTATTATCACCGGCGTCAAATACGATAACGCCACCATTATACCATTCGTCCACCGCACGTACATCCGTGACGGAAATGTTGATGTTGAGCGTGTCGATTACATCCACCACGTGGCCATCTCGGGTCCAACTGTCGCGGGCCGTTAGCACAGCTGTACCATCGGTGGTGGTATTGTCAATCACTGTATCATAGGTAGGTTGAGAACCAGAAGTGGTTCCAGCTGTTGTAACCTCGTATATGCGGTTCTCATACACTTCTTGAAAAGCGTTGGTTGAACCACTGTCCGTAAAGGACATGGAGATATTATCAAAGCAACTGTCCGACTGGATGCCGGTCACCAGGGTGTGGCTGAGTATAACTTGTACACTGACAGTGTTTACTGGTACAGCGTTGGAAGTCACGGAGCGAGTGACCCATGTATCAGCCGGAGTAATTTCCTCGTCTGTGCTGTCGTACGCTGTTGAAATAATTGTACCGTCGACGTCAAGATAATTCACAACCACTTGGCCGGTATCATCTACATCGGTATTGGCGCGCCGAATGGAAAAGTCCATTGTGAGGTCGCTGGCGTCTATGCTCGCCTGGGTTATTCCCAAGTTAAGCAAGGACTGTGTCTGGGTCATTGTACCAGAGGCCGAACCGCCGCGTAGGAAATTGGAACCATTGTCAGCTGCGAGGCCGTCAACTGTTCCGGTTTCCAAATCCCACACGCCGGTTCCGGTCCAGTCCGTGGGCACTTGACCATTTCCGGTTGTGCCGCGTTCAAAACTTTCGTTGAGCATGAGCCCAGGGTAGGTTATGTTGGTCGAGGCCAGCGTTACAACCCTGTAGAACTCGCCTAGCACGACCGCTGCAGTGCGTCCTAGTATATCGGGGCGTATAGGTATGGTACACTGCGGGTCGCCCAGGTCGGCCCTGCATTCGGGCGCGTAGTTCTCGACAATTGTTTCTATTAGCATCTGCGTCATGCCGCGCAATTCTGCATGGAACGTACCAGTGTTGGTTGACATAACCTCACCAAGTCGGCCACGGCGCATCTTGATGTTACCGTCTGTGGTCACATCTTTCCAATTAACAAAGCTCACACGAATTTCAGCATAGTCAAATAGACCGGCTCTTAAATCTTGTTCAGTTATTTGCGCGGTAGAAAATAGGGCAACCATATCCAGATTGTCAACACTCAGGCTTGCTGAGGAAGCAATGGCACTGCGCTCATAACTGTTCGACGGTAGGTACACCGCTGAACCGTCACCATCGTCGTAAGTGATCGACGCGTCATGGTCTGTGAAGTAGAATTCCTCTCCATCTCGTCGCGTGAGGCGGTAGATGGACGTGAGTGAGGTCACAGTCTCCCCTATGTGGGTCTGCATTCCGGAAAGTAGAGTTTTCATTCACCCCTCACTTCGATAACTGGTAGGTCTGGTACAGACCCTGCGTTGAACGTCAACATGTTGAGGTTCAGACTATCAGTAGCGAACCGCACAGCGATATCAAATTCGCAAGTGATGTCAATATCGTGCCCAGTAGTGGCGGCGTGAGTTGAGCCCAAGGTGAGGATGCCGGTTAGGGTTGCAATGGATACTTCCCCAGCAGCCGGAGCAACATCGTATACCACGGTCTGGCTGACCGCGTTAACAAGTACTGTCGCAGAGGCGCTAACAATCTTCTCAAGTGTTTTGTCGAAGTTGATGCCACCGGATGTGTAGCGTTTGAATATTTGGTACGTGTCTGTTGTGGTGTCAGTGGTGCCGATGGTTTGTGAAGTTAATTGGTAGTCTGACCAATCCTTGAACCGGAAGCTATGGGCACGACCTTCTCGAGCATGAAAGAAATCAATCACATCGTTGAAGTCGGCCTTGGTTTGCACACCATAGCCGATGCCCCATTCTCCTCGGGTGGCGCTCCAGTCAATGTTTCGTTTCTCATAACCGTTGGCCAGTTCCAAGATCGTTGTTCTGAATTGCGGGCCGCCGTCAGCACCGCGTTCCACTTCTTCGGGAAGTCGTACATCGTGAAAAGTCATGTTGGCTCCTAATTGTTGCGCGTGGCTGCTCGGGTCATAGTAGCATTGGCGCGCGCTAGTATTTGCGGCTGGCTCCGTTGAAAGCTCTCAGCATCTTTGGTTTCAATATTCATAATTACGTTGACTGGACGACCACCACCGGCTTGACCTTCAGGTGTTACAGTCACCTTCTCGCCACGTGTAACGCGGGCGACCGGCTCGTTGTTGATGCTCATTACGTTGGTGTCAACTCCACCTACTCCACCAACGGCGAAGCTACCCCCAGTTGCCATTGCTGTTACAGAGCGGCCACTGCCTCGGTGTCCACCATCCAACCGAGCTTGAATTGCAGCCGCGTTTTGCGCCTCTGCTTTAAGCGCAGTGGCGTCTCCTATTGCTTTTGCCTGTTCGCGGATCAGAACCAGGTTGGCAATGGCTGTTTTCAACATGATGCTAGCAGCTGTTTGAAAAGTGCCCGCAGCCTTACCAGCAGCGTCAATCATCCTGGCGCTACCGGCGTTGATCTTAAGACCAGCCGCCTCGAAGGATGCAGCTGCAGCTTGACCACCTTCTCTGTGACCTTTTGAAACAGCCTTGGAAACAGACTTACCGCCAGCAGTATGAGCTTTTTCTATCTTTTTGGCGTTCTTCTCACTAGCCTCGCCCATTTCTTTCAGTTCGGCATCCCTGTCCTTATTCTTGGCGTCACGTATCTTCTTGGCGGCCTCGTTACCGTCCATGGCTTTCGCGATCTTCGCGGCAGCATCGTCACCGTTGAGCTTTACCTCAATTTTCGATGTGCCATTTGACCCTGTGACCTCACCAATCAAGCCCAAGTGGTATAAGATTTTCTGAGCGGCGTCGCCCACCGCTTTGACCAATTCCCAAATCCAGTCGACAACTTCTTTAATACGATCACCTACCCAACCAATGGCGCCACCAACTTCCGATATTTCGTCTCGGAAGATGACCAGGGCGGCAACAACCGCCGCAACAGCAGTGGCGATGAGTATCCAAGGGTTGGCAAGAAGTACAACGTTCAGGCGCATTAGGAGAGGAATAAGTTTCTTGGCAGCATCTGCTGATGCCTTCATACCATCTCTCAAGCTATTGAAAGCACTGACGGCAGCCCTGCCTGCAGCAACAGCCAAATTGACGCCGATGATGACAGTCAATGCACCAAGTGCCGTTGCCAATACCCCAACATTGTTAGCTAGGAAGAGAAGAGCGTTGGAGAATGTAGCACCAATGCCGGAAGCCTCGTTCAGCTGACCGACAAACCGCATCACCTCACTCGACAACACAGTGAACGACTGGCTGATGGTGGGAACTGTTTGGGCGAATTGCTGTGTAAGCGTCTCATTGGCTTTCTCGAACGCCTGGATAATAACCAGAGAAGAAATTTCCCCCGCCTTGGCCATGGCTCGAAGCTGATCCTGGGTAATACCAAGGCTCTCCTGAATAGTCTTACCAACCAGAGGCAGCTGTTCCATGACCGAGCGAAATTCGTCGCCGCGTAGTGCGCCGGACGCAAGGCCCTGGGATAGCTGAATAATAGCAGCATTTGATTCAATGGCGCTGGCACCAGAGAGAATAACCGCTTGGTTCAAACTCTTGGTGAAGCCCAATACACGTTGTTGAGATACACCCAAGCCGTCAACGGCGAGCGATACTCGGCTGAACAAGGTCGCAGAACTCTCGTAACTTGTCCGAGTGTCTTTGGATATTTGGAACAATTGCTCTGTCACGTTGTTTAGGTCTTTAGTACCCTTGGTGACCAGCTTCATTCTGTTCTGTAGATTGGTATAGGTATCAACCATCCGGACCAGGCCACCAACCACAGCGGTGAGAGCCAACGTACCCAGGGCAGTGTTGAGGAGCTTGACACCACCCTGGGCTTGCTTACCGGCTTTGCCGATACTTTCGAGCTTGGTGCGAACGATCTTCGTACCCTTCTCAGTAACTACAACTTGGAAATTCTCGAACGCCATTATTTAAACACCTTCATTCGTTTGGCTGTGATTTCACCAGCAAGAATAGCTGACTCAACAAAACCAGCAGGAGCCTGGGCGGACCAACCGTCATTCAAGCGTTGGATGTGTCCAACGTTATTGGTGATATAGATAGGCGCATTAAGTGTTGCGGCGCGGATAATGCCCATGTTGCGTGCGATTGTACCGCCACCACTTTTGTCTGTGCGAGTGCTTGCTGTACTAATAGGGGAGCCCAAAGAGGCAAGCCAGTTTCCTCTGGCTTGTCCGGTGTCTACTGGAGTACCAAGAATGATGGCTTGGCTAACGGCGGCAGCGATGTTTTGCTTCCACAAGTTTGTACCAATCTCGACTTGGATGCCACGATCGCGCATACGCTTGGCGAATGATTTAACCATCGGACTTCCCTTTCTTGTCTAGCCACTCATTCCTTGTTGTGTCGAGACGCATCAACAGGTAATGCATATTCTCGGTTTGTCTTATACTCAAATCATGCCACAGGCAATACGCTTGTATGCTGGACCATGGAATATAGCCACTTTCGTTGCGCTCGGTGCTGAGCGTTTGGAAGGCCATATAGTATAATTCAAGACCTCCCGTCAATACTGGTGCATTGCGTATTGACGTAGGGTATCTTGGTTCGGCAGCACGGGCACACTGCTCCAATATTGCTCGTTCAGTGGGTCCCTGCTCTAATGCATAGCGCAGGAATTCAGTCAGTTTCCCGCGTCGGCCTCTTTGTCTTCGTGACGGAAGAGAGAAAGGCCAACCGCTTGGTCGGAAATATCGGAAAACAAATCATGGAGTTCAGTGAATGTTTTAATAACATTCTCTTTATTGAACTCAACCATTTCTCCGTCTGCACCTTCAATGCCACGGCGATATTCATATTCGCCTGTTTCTTCAAGCGGCTCCGCGGACCGTACAGTCCAATCCAGGATAACGGTTTCCGCATATACCGTGTACAGCATTTTGCGTGCGAGTGGCTCGCTGAGGGTGCGCGTTTCCATAGCACGACGATGGGGTTCGGAATGCTTTTCCATGCTCTTGGCAAATTTGGTATTGGCGCCACCGGCCCGAGCTATCTTCACTCGGAAAATATCATAGTCTAACCAGACACCACCCTGTTCGAGTTTCTTGTCGGTTGAGAACTGGCTGTGCATTGAAGTCATAGTGGATACTCCTCAGTATCAGGTGTGAGTGGCGGGCCGAAGCCCGCCGTTTGTTTAGACTGCGGCTGCGTCTGGTAGATAATCGAAGAAGATCATCATTGCAGTATAGTCCATGTCTTCGTCGTAAATAGCACCAGTCGCTGCGGCCATAGTCAAGGGCAGCGTAATTGGAGCATCTAGTTCAACGTTGGGTCGTCCGTCCCCGAGAGTAATCACGGGAAGGTCCATAACGATACCAGCATTGGCTTTCACCAGGGCGAAGTCCAAAGTAATGGTAGAGTTAGCTTGCACTGACTCAACAGCTGCCACATCGGCAAAGTAGGCCGTAATGGAACCACTGACCTCGAAGGAACCGGCAGTAACCTCGAACGAGCCGAGAGTACCAACCGCCTTGTTGGGCGTCAGGTTATTGTTGATGGTTATTTCTATCTCCTGGGCAAACGCAAAGAGCGCAGCCGGAGCCTCATCACCATCCGTCACTGTTGCCAGGTGGATACGGGTGAAGTCCGAAGAGGTATTGAACGCATCCGCTTCCTCGATACTTGGGCGTGTGCCCGAAGCCAGGGAAGTAGGTCCGTCAATTGTAGAGCTATCTGTACCCATAAAGGACAGGTTGCACATTACCTTGTCGGCTGTTGGCAGGTTGATGCTGAACTCGCCAGGAACCATACCCTCCATATATTCAGCTTGGATATCTGAAGAAGAAGCATCGTCCGGAGCGCCCAGGGAGCGTTCAAAGTTATAAGAACGGCGTGTGATGAGCGAGGCTGCTTCGTTCTTCAGAACACGTCCAAAGTACATGGGGATGGTCAGGTCGAAGTTGCCAGCCGAGCCACTGTCAGAGCCATCGTCTGCAACCATTGCGCTGTCCGACTTATCGAAGGTCAAGACCGTGGCAGTAATATCACGGATACGCTTGAAGCCGTTGTTCTCGCTGTTGAAGAAAGAACTGTCTGCAACATCGCCGCCGATATAAATCCACTCACCTTCGACCAGGCCGAGAGTAGTGAAGTCGACCAAGTCGGTAGTCAGCGTTGGGAGGCTGCCTGACACGGTGATGAAGAACGCTGTAGCATCGTTGGGGGAGAACTGATGGCCAACCACAACCAGTTCGGCATCGGCGGGTGGGGTCTCTGTTACCAAAGTCGCGCCGGTTACTGCAACAGTTGTATTTGAAACAACAGCAGTAACTGGTTCAGCGGTGACGTTGTTCGCGGCATCGACAAACCCACGGGCGTTGATTAGTGAGTCAACAAAGAAGCCAGTAGTATCAGCCACGTCAAACAGGTCAGTGGTAGCAGTAGCATCGGTTGGAGTTTCCTCACCCTTCCGGCGGAAGTCGGCGAAGAAGAAACCTTGCAACATGTCCTGCATGTTAGTTTGCGTAAGGTCGGTCTCGAAACCGCCAGAGGCGTCCTTATCTGTAACAACGCCTTTCTTCAATTGGCGTGAATCATTGATAGGTCGACGAGCAACGGTTTGAATTTCCGCGCCGAAGCTATCGTAAGAGTTGGGTTCAAGTGGGGTCCATACCGGAGAGCCAGCGAGCACACCAAGGGATGCCTCTTCTGAATACCGGAGGCCGGTGGAGTTTGAGTCAATTTTTGTGACTGCAGTCATGGTATTCTCCTAGTCTCATTTAATTTCGTCGTAAGTGAAATTAATGGTGATATTGGTTTGAAACCATTCACCATCGGGTCCCACTTCGTTTACTCGTGCGCTGCGAAACCATACTCCATTGGAAGTAGCAACGCCTTCATAGGCATCTAGGACCACTTTACCCAAAGAATACGCTTCTGACAAGCC